CATTTCTTGGTTTTGAATTAATTGTTGGAGATCCAAATCGGACTACTCCAATTATCTTATTGCTAGTATCCTCAGTCACAATCCACTTCAAAGTTCTACCAGGAATTGCTTCTTCGATAGGATTTGATGCAGTATCATTCAAAATTTCTGAGTAAAGATCTTGATTGTACTTGGATGTTGTTTTGGGATTGGTATTTACCTCATGAATTGAAAATGACATTTCATTTGGATGAAGATTGAAATTGGAGAAAATCTCATCCTCAGGCCCGAACAATTTTCCAGATGCATTATCCATTCTACTACGTTTAACATAACGAAGATAATCATCGATACGATTAAACTTGGAATAGTACTGTACAAATTGATCTGCTGCCCAAATTGCATCTTCAATAGATAACATATTTTTAACTATTCAAACTCTTCAACAATAAACTGAGATTCATATTCATCATAACCCTCAGGAGTATCAATAGTAGCATCTACTATTGGCATATCTTTATGATACCATCCGCGCCCCCTTTCCCTCTTAAGCATTACAATACCACAATGATTGTATCTTTGAGACAAAGAGCATAGAATCTGAATTCTATCATATTTTTTACCATTTTCAACTTTTCCAGACTTTACACATTTCGATAACAAATCATTTTCTTCCTTAGTAACTTCTCTTGTTTGGCAAGATTTATAAAATAACTTAAAAAAATCGTTAGGGTCTTTAAGATATTTTTCAGGATTATCCAATACCATTCTAACCATAGATTGTGGAACATATATGTGATCTTTAGTTGTTACAAACTTTGGATCTTTCTTTTTTTTATCAGCAGCAGATTTAGAAATTAATCCAGTATCAATACTGTTTGAATGGACTCCATCATAAAATGAATGACTCACTGACCTTGTTGTATTAAAACATTTCCTATTTAATTGCCAATTTGAAAGATTACCTACAATTTGATTATATGCATTTATAGCATAAACAACTATTTTAGGATAATCAATAGATTTATCCAATTCAATGGATTGATATTTTTGTTTTGAATACCTAAAAGGAACAGATGTATTGTAAAGATCTTCAAGAGTTGGTTTAATTTTTTTCATGCTCATAATCAGGTTTGTTATATTTCAGGTATTCAAAAAAGGTAAGTTTCATTTCTTTCTGAGTCATTCCACAATGCTTTGCTGCTTGCGGTAGATTCATTTTAGAGTAAAAGAGTGCCTCATTTGCCTCTTTTACATTCTCAGGAGTTGTTTTCACTGGAACTTCTTTAAGAAGTTTATTATCAATTTTATAAGGGTTCATTGAAACTCACACTCCGCCATAATTTCAATCAGTGCTGCTAGGAGATTAATTTCTTGGTCAGCCACGAACGCAATTTGGTATTGATACTTAGCAATAATAAGAACGGCAGCAGGGATAGACTGGGGAAGTAGAACAGAGTAAAGGGCGTCATAAACCCTGCGAAGAATGATAGAAGAATCGTTGTCCAAGTTGGCGACCACCCACTTTCGGACTTCTGTGAAATTCTTTTCTTTGAGATGCTTGATAAGTTCATTTACAGAGATGTCTGAGAAAGATGCAAGAATGCCTGAGTCAATTTTTCCTCCAGTAGAATACCTTTGGCATTCGTTGAGGACTCGGCGGAAATCTGGAAAGTGTTTTGATACCAGTTCTGCAACGACTTTTTCATCATACTCAATCTTTTCCGCATCCAAGATTGATTGAAGTCGTTGAAAGAAACTACCTGCAAGTTGAACTCTTTGCTTCCCTTTGATGGTGAAATCGATGACTGCACATCGGGAGTGAAGAGGTTCAATAATCTTGTTCTTGTAGTTGCAGGTGAAGATGAATCGGCAATTGTTATAAAATGCCTCAATATTCGCCCGTAGTAGGAGTTGAACATCCGAGGTTGTGTTGTCACTCTCATCCACAATAATGACTTTGTGCCTACCATTTCCTTGAAGTGATACTGTCGAAGCAAAGTTCTTTGCTTGATTTCTGACAGTATCCAAGAAACGCCCCTCATCAGACCCGTTAATTACATAATAATCCGCACCAAGTTGTTCGCATAGTGCTTTCGCAATAGTAGTTTTTCCAATACCAGGAGGACCAGAAAGAAGAAGGTTAGGAATTTCTCCCTTTTCAATAAAATCCAAAAAGGTTTTTTTAGTGTCCTCGGGAAGGATACAATCCTCTACCTTTTTTGGTCTCCACTTTTCCACCCACAAAAAATTGTCACTCATCAATAAACTCCATTCAATACATTCCAAATACTTCTTTGACTTTTTCCCATAATATCAGCAATCTGTCTTTGCGACAATCCCTGATTGGAAAGATTAACAATTTCTTTCTTTACTTCACTCTCCATTTGAACAACTGCTTTTCTTGGATTTGATTTTCCAATTTGAGACCTTCTTGTGTTTTCTGAACGAGGCAACCATCTTAAGTTTTCAACTTTGTTGTTGGTTTTATTCTCATCAATATGGTCTATACACCAATCTTTACCTTTTGGTCTTGGTTCTCCCCAACATTCTACCACAAGTTGATGAAGTCGTTTTTCACGAACTACAACATAACCATCTCTTTTATCAACTCTTCCAATAGGTTTTACATTTAGAATTTTACCACAAGCACTTACATAAATGTCAGGATAAGTTTTTGATTGTTTGTAGGTAATTCCGTTGAGTTCCATTAGAAGAGTAATAACTATTATTATTTATAACCAAACGACATTTGGTGTAGTTTGGAATAATTACTCCACATAATAATAGAAAGGTTCTTTGTATTTCCTAATTAGTCGTATTGCTTCTTGTGCTTCTTGTAGTGTTTGAAATGTATCATTTGAATAAAGATGATATTTTTTTTCAGTAAGATGATAATATTGAATTAGAAAATGAGGTTTTAAAGTTTTTAAATTGAGGTCTTCTACAATTCGGTAGTCATAAACTTTCATAATCAAATCCACGAAGGTTTACGTTCTGGCATACGGAGATAGTTGTCCGCAACCCAGGGTTTGGAAGCAATATACATTTTGTATGCAGTGAATGTATCAATGCTTTCATCAAGTTTATATTCGTCGGGCATAGCACGAACGAATGATGTCACCTCAGTAATCTTTCCTTTGGGGAAAAGATAGTATGCGGCAACAAGAGTATTGTAGCACGAATGTTGCTTACCATATCGCAGAGTATACTCATCACAGAGGTTCATCCCGTGCTTAATCAACCAATAGGCATTATGAATAGATTCTGCTGCCCATTGAGTACATGGGTGATTGCGAAAGGCACCCTTCTCGGTTGAATAGGAGGTTCCGTCTGCTTTGGGAAGAGTACCATAGTTGTGATACCACTTGGATGCAACAATAGAGAGCATCTGACAGCATTCAAGAGACATTTTCGTTACGTGACGGTCAGGAAGTACGATAGCACTTTCTGCTGGAAATGGTGAAGTGACAAAAATATTCAAAGTTAGTTCCTCAAAGTTTTGTAATAATTTAAAAGTAGTTCTAACTCTTTAACTGTAGCATCTCTCTTTAAGATGTTTGCTCTTCTACTGACAACTGTAACATTTCCTTTTATATAACCTTTGGAACTGTCAATTCTATCTACACTTGGAGCATACATCCAAGTTCGTTTATCTTCTCTTTTTAACTCAAATCCAAATACAGGACATTTTTCTGGAATTATAATATCTTCTAATTCAATAGAAAACTCTCTTCCAGTTCTTTTGCATCTTGATTTGATGTTTTTGTAGAGAAGTTTAGCAGCATCAACTTTCCAATCTCTGTTTAATTTTTCAATTTGTCTTATCTTTGTAGAACATTTCTTACAAATGTCTTTTGTTCCAGAATTAACATTCCATTTTTCAATTAAACTAAACTTATTAAGATTTAGTGATTGATTGCACTTTTTGCAAACTTTGTATCTGTTTGGATTTTCTTCTCGGTGTTTCATACCAAATTCTCTTGCATTATATACATTCATACATTTGCGAGAGCAAAATTTTCTTTGTCTTTTGCCAAGAATAGAATTACATTCCAAACAATACATTTGATTATCTTCTAACTGTATAAGTATTTATAAAAAGAAAACTTACAGATGTTATTTCACTCTATCAAATCTCACAAAAGGAAATACTCCTTTTGGCATAATAGTCCAGGTTCTTTTTGTTAGTTCATCCCAATATCCACTAAAACCAGTTGGAGTACAATATCCTTGATTATGCCAAACAAAACCAAAGATTTTCCCCCAATCACTTGTGATAAAAACTGGCAAACTTGTTTTAGTTTCATTCATATCAGAAACAATACTTTTGGAGTACATATTTAACTTCGTTAGGTTTATCTTCCATCCAAAATGCTTCCCGTTCAATCTGCCTAACTGAAGATCCCGATATTTTTACTGCAGATTCTACATCTTGATT